AGAGTATTTCCCCACAATCCCACACTAAAAAATTCCCCAAAACACTTGACAAAAATTATCAAATGTGATAGGGAATTAAATTTATTGTAAACCTTTTACAGTTAACTTTAATATGTTAGATGTTTAACTAAATATTGCATAACATTATTTTTTATTTGTTGATTTTCAAAACATAACCTTGCTAATCTAAAATGTTCAATAATAGATTTAAAAAATGGTGATGTTCTGCATCTAATTAATAAAGTATTTTCATTATGGTCATCAGGATTAATTGAAAATATAACAGGACAGTTTGGGTCATAATCATTTGATATAAACATCAAACCATCTTTATAATCACACCACACACCATAATGTTTACCGTTAATAATTAATATAAAATAAAATTTGCAATTTTTGGTTTTCTTTTTGATAAATGATTTACTATCACGTAAAAATTCATTATCAATTGCATATTTACCATATTCAGTACCATCTATTAATTGACCAAAACGTGATTGTTTTTTAACTTCTCTATATGCTTGATTTTTAGCATAGTAAATTACAATTAATGGATTACCTTGATTATCACGTTTTGCAATTTTAACTTCACTATTGTATGGTAATGATAAATTAAAAAATGTAAAGTATGGGTTTGTAATACTTATTGCATTACCTAAAAATATAACACGTATATTACGTAAACGTGCAACTGTTTCAATTACATCAAGAAGTTGTATAACTTCATTTTGTAAATAATGGTAATTACCTTTATCAATTAAAAATTCATCAAAAATAATTGTATCAACATTATCATAAGTAGATGATTTTAAAATATTAGCAATTGAAAGTGGCATTGCAAAACCACACAATTTATCATCAATATACATTGTATCATTTTTATTTGAAAATTTATGTCCTTTTAATTCTTCATCATTTTCAATTTGTTTAAAGAATAAAGGATTACCATTTTTAATCATTGCTTGTTTTAATTCTGTTTTATATCTACGTAAATATACAAATTGTTTACCTTTATTGATAAATCGTTTAGCAACAAATTTTTTAGCACCATAAGATTTACCAAGACCACGTTCTGTTATAATAAAAGTTAAAAGTGCATTATATGATAAAGGTTTTCCAAAATCTAAATAAATAGATTTATCAATTTTAAATGTTTTATCTTTCATATAATCACCTTAAAATAAAAATTGATAGTGAAAGTTATATATTATAATGCACTAAATCACTAGAAAAATATAATAATAGGCTCTTCACCTTGATTACATTATTATATATTACATTATATTAAATATATAACCCCACCATCTAACAATGTAACCAAAACTAAATGTTATAAGATTACAATATAATTATACCATATTATTAAAAATAATGCAATGTTCCACGTGAAACATAATTAAATAATTAATTAAATAAATAATTGAAAAAATTTTTAAAAAAGTTTTTAAAAAATACTTGACATTATATTTTATAGTGGTATAATGGTTATAGTGAAAGGAGATAATAGAAATGGAAATTAAAGAAATTATTGAATTATTAGAAATTCAAAAAGAGTTACATAAACAAAAGATTGAAATTAAAAAAGAAAACATTAATAAATCATATAATTTAGCAAAACACGATTTTAGAGTTATTGAAAATATGCAAGATGCTTATGAAACATTAGATTATATTATTGATAAATTAAAAAATTGTCAAGAACGTATAGTTGAACGTAATCAGATTAATATTAGTGATTTATAATTTATTGGGTGGGTGGTAGGCAAAATATTTATAGAAAGGTAGGTGGCAAAACTAAAATGTTAAAGATTACAATACAGGTTACAGAAGATAAAAATAAAGAAAAATGTACTGTAAAAATGATAAATCCAAAAGATTTATCAAAAGCAAGTGAATATGAAAAACGTGCTTGTGCTATGGTTATAAACCAAATTCAAAAATCATTAAATGAAATTAAAGATTAATCCAAAATTTAAAATTATAATAAGAAAGGAAAGGTAAAAATTATGGAAAATCAAGAAATTAAAAATGTAAATGAAGAAACAAAAGGAGAATTAACACTATTTAGTGGAATAAAACAAAATGTTTATTGCAGTAAAGTTGCAGAAACAGAAAAAGAAAAGAAAGAATTATTTAATGCACTTGAAAGTTGTGATGCATTATTAAATGATTGTGTAGGTCAAGAAATAGAAATAGAAGATATGTATATTGAAGAAAAACAAGTTGTTGATGAAGAAACAGGAGAATTAAAAACAAAATACAGAACTATATTATTTGATAAATCAGGTCAAACATACGCAACAGGAAGTTATGGTATATATAATGTATTAAAGAAAATTGTACAAATATATGGACTTCCTACAAATTGGGAAAAACCTTTAAAAGTTAAAGTTGCAAAAAGACCAATTGGAAATGGTAAACAATCATTAACATTAACTTTAGTGTAATAAATAAAGATGCAGGTGTTAAAAGCATCTGCATCTATTTTACTTTATAAAGAAAGGTAGGTAAATTAAAATGATTTATAATGATATAAATGAAAGTATTTATACTTTTAAATATGATGATTTAGTATTTTATTTTTCATCACAGTTTTATCAAGAAAAATTTGAACGTATGTATACTCAATTTTTAAAAGATGAAACAATGAAATTAAAAATAAAATTTAAATGTAATATATATTGTGATGAAATGATTTTATTACTTTTATATAAGAAAATTGAAAAACGCGGTTTTAAAGTATTATATAAAAATAATGAATTAAGTGAAAATTATTATATAGATTTTAAAATAAATGAATTAAGTATAAAAAGGTAGGTGGTATTAATGGCAATTAGATATGATAAAAAATTAAATCAGGAAATTAATAGAACTATTAAAAATTTTAATCAAAAAATTGCAAGACTTGAAAAACAAGAACGTGAATTATTACCATCTAAAATAACAAAACAGGAATTAAAAAATACATCGTTTACACGTGCAGAATTACAAAGAAAATTAAAAGAATTACAAAGATTTTCAAAACGTGGTGCAGAAGATATAATTGAAACAAAAGGTGGTGTTAAATTAACACAATATGAATTATCAAATATAAAACGTGAAAATGCACGTGTTAAAAGAAATATAACACGTGAAATAAATAGATTAAAAGTGGAAAAACCTAAAATATTTGGTAAAACACAAACATCAACATTTAGTGAAATGGGTGATACAGATTATTTAAATTTAGTTGCAAGAAGAAATGCACTTGAAAAAGATATTAATAAATTATCACGTGAAGAATTTGAAAGATTTACAAAATTAATTGAAAAAACAGGTAAAAATCAACAATATATGAATAACATATTTAAAGATAATTATTTTGAGATGTTAACAGATTTGGCATACTATTTTGATTATGATAATGATAAATTAAATATGTTAAAACAAAAATTAATGAATTTAAAACCAAATGATTTTTTGAAATTATTTAAAGAAGATAAAAGTATACGTGCAATACTTGACTATTACCCCATTGTTACAAATAGTTTTAATGCAATAAACCCTGATGATATTAAAGAAGATGTAATAAACTTGTATGACAATCTTATTGATAATATTGATGAGATAATACAAGATTATGCGTAAGTTTACTGCAGATTTTGAAACAAACGTTGATGAATTTGATTGTAGAGTATGGGCTTATGCATTATGTGAAATTGGTAATACAGATAATTTTATTTATGGTAATAATATTGAAGATTTTATTAAATGGTGTTCCAATAAAAAAGAAAATTATGTATTATATTTTCACAATTTAAAATTTGATGGGGAATATATATTTAGTTATTTACTTGAAAATGGTTATACTTGTATTAAAAATAAAAAAGAACGTGAAGATAAAACATTTACAACATTAATTAGTGATACAGGACAATTTTATTCAATAGAAATATTTTTTGAAACAAAAAATCCAAAACATATTAATAAAGTTACAATTTATGACAGTTTAAAAATATTAAATTTTAGTGTAGAACAGATTGCAAAAGATTTTAATTTACCGATTAGAAAACTTGAAATTGATTATAAACAAAAACGTGAAGTTGGGCATATATTAACAAATGAAGAAATAGACTATATACGTAATGATGTTGAAATAATGGCACGTGCATTAAAAATAATGTTTGATGAAAAATTAACAAAAATGACAATTGGAAGTGATGCACTTGCAAATTATAAAGAAATAAATAAAAATTTTAATAAATATTTTCCAATATTACCATATGAAATTGATAAAGATATACGTAAAAGTTATAAAGGTGGATTTACTTATTTAAATGAAGAATATAAAGAAAAAGAAACAGGTGCAGGTATTGTTCTTGATGTAAATAGTCTATACCCATCTGTTATGATGTATGAAAAATTACCATTTGGTGACCCAATATTTTTTAATGGAAAATATGAAAAAGATACATTATACCCTTTATATGTACAAACAATTAGTTGTATATTTGATTTAAAACAAGGAAAAATACCAACAATACAAATAAAAAATAATATGAGTTTTTTACCAAATGAATATGTAAAATCAAGTAATGGTGATATAGTAACATTAACATTAACAAGTGTTGATTTAAATTTATTTTTAAATCATTATGATGTAAAAGAATTAACATATCATAGTGGTTGGAAATTTAAATCAATAAAAGGATTATTTAGTAGTTATATTGATTTTTGGTCTAATAAAAAGATACAAGCAAAGAAAGATAACAATACTGCACTATATAGAATAGCAAAATTAATGCTAAATAGTTTATATGGTAAATTTGGTTTAAATCCTGATGTTAGAAGTAAATACCCATATTTAAATGAAGATGGTATTGTTAAATATGCACTTTATGATGCAGAAGTTAGAGATAGTATTTATATACCTGTTGCATCATTTATAACAAGTTATGCAAGGTATAAAACAATTACTACATCACAAAAAATAAAAGATTATTCAAAAGAAAAATACAATAAAGATTTATATGTTTATAGTGATACAGATAGTATACATTGTTTATTTCCTGATGGTGAAGAACTTAAAGATATAATTGAAATTGATGATTATAAACTTGGTGCTTGGAAAGAAGAAAGTAAATTTAAACGTGGTAAATATTTACGACAAAAATGTTATATTGAACTTGGAGTTGATGAAAAAATGAACGTAACAGTTGCAGGTCTACCTAAAAAACTTGGTAATTTGATTACATTTGATAATTTTGATATAGGATTTACGACTGAAAATATAAATACAGATAATAAAAAATTAACATATAAACACGTGAGAGGTGGAGTTATGTTGGTTGATACAGAATTTAGTATTAAGTAGGTGATAAAATGAAACGTTATTTTAAAGATAATAAAAAATTATTTAAATTTATAAAAAATAATAAAATTAAAATTTTGAAAATTAAACCAATATGTAAAACGATAAAACAAGGTTTTAAATATAATACATTTATATCATCATATTGTGTAATTTATGAAAAAATGTTATAATTTAATTGAAAGGGTAGGGTGATATAAATGAAACATTTTATTAATGATATTGCTAGTGTAATATTAACAACATTTATTTATTTAGTAGGTGGTTTTGATATTGCAATACAATCATTATTAATTGTAATGGTTATTGATTACTTAACAGGTATTGCATCTGCAACATATAACAAAGAACTTTCAAGCAAGATTGGATTTAAAGGAATAATTAAAAAATTTTGTTATTTACTTGTAGTTGCATTATCTGTTGTAATTGATAATTTACTTGGTCAAAGTGGATTAATTAGAAGTTTAGTAATTTACTTTTTTGTTGCAAATGATGGTTTATCTATCATTGAAAATATGGCAGAAATGAATATTAAATTACCACAAAAATTAATTGATGCACTTGAACAAATTAAAAAGAAAGGAGAATAATAATAATGAAAGGTTTAGATATTTCAAGTTATCAAAATGGAATTAATTTTAATCAAATTAAAAATGCAGGAGTACAATTTTTAATTTTACGTGCAGGATTTACAGGTTGGGGTACAGGTGTTAATTATAATAAAGATACTTGTTTTGAAAATTTTTATAAACAAGCAAAACAAGTTGGTATACCTGTTGGTGCCTATTGGTATAGTTGTGCTAATAATTATGAAAAAGGTGTTGCAGAAGCGAAATTTATGTATGAAAATTGTTTAAAAGGTAAACAATTTGAATTTCCTATTTATATAGATGTAGAAGAAGATAGACACCAAAAAGTAGGTAAAACATATGTTACAAGTGCAATTAAAGGATTTTGTGAAACACTTGAAAATTTAGGTTATTATGTTGGAATATATGCAAATTTAAATTATTTTAATAATTATATAAACACACCTAGTTTATATATGTATGATAAATGGTTTGCATATTGGAAAAAAGATTTAAATAAACCATCTTTTCCATATGGTGATTATGGATTATGGCAAAATTCAAGTGATGGGTATGTTGCAGGTCAAAGAGTAGATACAAATATTGCATATAAGGATTACCCAACTATAATTAAAAATGCAAAATTAAATGGATTTACTGATAATAATGTTATAGTAAATGAACTTGATAAATATACTGATGAACAACTTGCAAAAATGGTATGGCAAGGTAAATTTGGAAATGGTGAAGAAAGAAAAATACAACTTGGTGATAGATATGATAGAGTACAAAATTTAGTAAATCAAGGTGTAGGAAAATTAAAATCGATTGATGAAATTGCAAAAGAAGTAATTAATGGTAAATGGAAAAATTACCCTGAACGTAAAACATTACTTGAAAATGCAGGTTATAATTATAGTGAAGTACAAAAACGTGTTAATGAATTATTAAGGTAGGTGATGTTATATGGTGGCAGGTCAAAAACTTGTTGCAAGTGATGGTTATGAAGTTGCACTTTTTCCTTTTCCATATCTTTATATGTCACAAGATGAAGGTGGTGACTTTTCACACGCCAACACATATAACATTGACTTTTTAGGTTGGGGTGCAAACGGTAGAATATATAAAGCTCCATTTTATGCACCTTGCACCCTGAAATGTGTTAACACTACTTGGGATACATACGACCATAATATGGTTTATGAAAGTGTTGATAAAGTACATCTTGCAGATGGTACACTTGATTATTTAACAATATGTTTTGCACACGATGATAATCCACTTTATCAAGTTGGTGATATAATTCAACAAGGTGATATTTTAGGTCATACAGGTACAACAGGAAATGTAACAGGTGACCATACGCACAGTTGTTGTGGTAAAGGTAGATATAGTGGGTATACACAAAGACAAGGTGGTCATTGGGATTTAACAAACAGAATACATTATTGGGAAGCAGTATTTGTTAATGATACTGTAATTGTACAAGGTTATAATCACAATTGGGTTACATATCAAGGTGGTGTTACACCAACTGATAAGAAAAAAGGCAAATTTCCTTGGGTACTTTATGCAAAGAAAATAAGAAATAAACCATATATTTAAAAATTTTGTTAAGAATAAATTGACAAAAATTTTAAAAAATAATATAATTATTATAGAAAGGAGAGATTAATTTATGATAAGTAAAGAAGAATTTGAAAAATTAATCAATAACTTACGTGATAAGTTAGATGAAACAACTGTTGCTTTAGTTAGTGAAGAAATCCTTGCAACTATTTCTGCATATAACAATGGATTTGATGAATATGAAAAATCTGTTGAAGAAGTAGAAAAATTAAAAAGTGAAAAGGAAGAATTACTAAAAGTTAATGGTAAACTTTATCAAAGAATTGGTTTTGATAAAGAAGAAAAAGAAGATGACAAATTTGAAGATGATGAAGAAAAAGAAGAAATCAAAATTGAAGATGTCATTGATGAGAAAGGAGATTTGATTTAATATGGTTATTCCAAAAGGTGCAAAAGTATTTAATGTGGTACGTGAAAATTCTAGTAAAGTATTTATGGAAACACTACCATCTGCAACAGAAGATAATATACAAACAATTAGTAATATATTATTTAATGATGCATACCAACCTATGTTAAATGAATTTGTTACAAATTTAATTAATAGAATAGGTTTAACAATTGTTAGAAATAAAACTTTTAACAATCCATTATCTATCTTACGTAAAGGTAGTATGCCACTTGGTACTGATATACAAGATTTATATGAAAACCCTGCAGAAGCAGAACAATATGAATTATCAAATACTGAAATGGCAAAATTATTAACTATTACAGACCCTGATACACACGTTGCATATTATAGAAGAAACAGAAAAGATTTATATACAAAAACTATTTCAAGAGAAAATTTACAAGGTGCATTTGTATCTTGGGAAAAATTTGAACAATATATTAGTGCAATAACTACTTCACTATATAGTGGTAATTACATTGATGAATTTGAACTTACAAAGGCATTAGTAGATGGTGCATATGATAACAATAAAGTTATTGTTGAAACTGTTACTGCAGTTACAGATGAAGCATCTGCAAAAGCATTTGTTAAAAAATGCCGTTCTTTATTTAGTAAAATGAAATTACCATCAACAGAATATAATGCATATTCAAAATTTAGTGGTGCAAAAGGTCAAATTAAAACTTGGACTGATGAAGATAGATTTGTATTAATTGTAACTGCAGATTTAATGGCAGAAGTTGATGTTGATGTATTAGCACGTGCATTTAATATTGAAAATACAAAATTCCTTGGTAGAGTTATTGAAGTTGATAGTTTTGAAAATGAAGAAATACAAGCAATTTTATGTGATGAGGCTTGGTTCCAAATTTATGAAAACATAATGAGATTTGATGAATTCTATAATGCAAGGGTTATGGCTTGGAACGAATATTTACACGTATGGCAAACATATGCAATTTGTCCATTTGCAAATGCAGTAGTACTTGCAACAGCACAACCTAAACCTGCAACAGCAATTAGTGTTAGTGATGTTAGTGTTGTAGAAGATGCAACTGCAAATGTAACTGTTACATTAACACCTGCAGATGCTACTAGTGAACTTGAATTTATTAGTGGTGATGAAACTGTATTTACTGTTTCACCATTAGGTGTTGTAACAGGTGTTAGTGCAGGTACAGGCACATTAACTGTTAAAACAGATAATGGATTAACTGATACTGCTACTGTTACAGTTACTGCTAGTGAATAATAACAAGGTAGCATTTAAATGCTACCTTTTAATTTTATATAGAAAGGATTTGATAAAATGACTATTACCCCACAAGGTCAATTATATTTATGTAAAACACCACTTGAAAATGATTATAAAAATCAATTAACATTTTCAAATGCAAATGCACAAATGACTTATTTTAATAGTAGAGTACAAAAAACATTTGATAACTACACATATATTAAAAAAGATAATAGTGTTAAAGTTGGTGTTAATATTGATGAAATAATTGATTGCAACTATTTGTTTTATAAAAATATAGGATTTACAAATAAATGGTATTTTTGTTTTATAACAAATATGGAATATGTCAACGAAAATTGTACTTTAATTACTTTTGAAACAGATTGTTACCAAACGTGGTTATTTCAAATACAATATAAACAATCTTTTGTTGAAAGGGAACACGTAAATGATGATACAATAGGACTTCATACAGTACCTGAAAATCTTGAAACGGGTGAATATGTTGTTAATTCACAAGAATATGAAAATAGACTTGATAGTTTTAAATATGTAATACAAGTTACAGAGTGGATGACTTCAAGTGATAATAAACCACTTGCAACAAATTATGGTGGTGTATATATGGCAGGTGGTGCATATATTTGTAATAATATTGGTGAAGTTGTTAATATTTTACAAGGTTTTGCAACACGTGGTGCAAGTGATGCAGTTTATAATTTATATATGGTACCTGATACTATGATTACAAATACATCATCTAGTTTACAATATAGTGGACAAAATGCACCAAATGAATTAACAAAATCTATTAATAAGGTTAATACTATTAATGGTTATACACCTGTTAATAAAAAATTATTAACATTTCCATATAATTATATGGTTATTTCAAATAATAATGGAAGTAGTAATATTTTACAATATGAAAGATTTAATGGTAATACTTGTGATTTTAAAATTAAAGGTGTACCAACTGTTGGTGCTAGTATTAAAATTATACCAACAAATTATGATACAAATAATAATGAAGAAGAAGGTCTTATTGCAGGAAAATTACCAACATTAAATTGGTCTGATGATGAATATACCAATTGGTTAACACAAAATAGTGTTAATATAGGTTTAGGTGTTGCATCTGCAGGATTAACAATTATTGGTGGTGTTGGTATGATGGCAACAGGTGGTGGTGCAGTAGCAGGTGCAGGTGCAGTTGTTAGTGGAACAATGGCAATTGCAAATGAACTTGGTGCAATATACCAACATAGTTTACAACCAAACAGTGCAAAAGGTAATGTTAATGGTGGTGATATTAATGTATGCGACCATAAAAATGGATTCTTCTTTTATAATTATAGTATAAAAGAAGAATATGCACGTATTATTGATAATTATTTTAGTATGTTTGGTTATAAAATAAATCGTGTTAAAGTACCAAATATTACAGGTAGAAGTAATTGGAATTATGTTAAAACAATAAATTGTAATTTTGATGGTGATATACCACAAACTGATTTAAATATTATACGTGCTATGTTTAATAATGGTACTACTTTATGGCATAATCCATCAACAATATATGATTATTCAAATAGTAATAATATAGTATAAAGGAAGTGATTAGAGTGAAAAAAATAAATGAAACAGAACTTGCAATGATTGTTAATAATCGTACAATGATTGATTATCTTGATAGATTACGTATGTTGGCAACTTCTTTATTTACTTGGAAAGGTTTAGATGAAGTTGCAGGAACAGGCGCATCAAGATTTTTAGAACAATCATTATATGAAAATGGTCGTGCTTGTTTTGTTAAAGATGATGAACTTGGATTTTTAGCACTAAAAGTTAATCCTAGTGATAAATTAAATGTTTACAACCTACCAACAAAAGTAATGGCTTGGTCTATTGGTTATAATAAACAATATGATTTTGATGATATTGTCTACATTATGAATAATGAACTTGAAAAACCTACTATGCAATCTTTAGAATTGTTTGCAATGAGATTATACGAAACAGAACGTACAATTGATGTTAATTTACAAGCACAAAAAACACCAATTTTAATAGAAGGTGATACAAAAACAATACTTACTTTAAAAAATGTATATATGCAATATAGTGGTAATACACCTTTTATATTTGGTAATAAACAATTTGATATATCAAATAAATTAAATGTATTAAAAACAGATGCACCATATTTAATTGATAAGTTAGATATACATAAACACCAAATATTTAATGATGCACTTACTGTACTTGGTATTGATAATGCAAATACAGATAAAAAAGAAAGATTAATTACAAATGAAGTTGAAAGCAATGAACAATTAGTTACATATTATTTAAATTGTTGGTACAAAACACGTAAAAAGGCTTGTGATGAAATTAATAAAAAATTCTTTAATAATGAAAATAAAATTGAAATTGTACTTAATAAAGATGTAATGGACTTGTTAAATAAAACAGAAAATGATATAATAAATAATGAAGATGGGGGTGTTGATGATGGCGAAATATACAATTACAATTAAAACATTAATTGATAATAATTTTGATTTTCAAATGACACAATACCCCATATTTGATGAAAATTATCGTGAAACTTTAAATCATAATATTTTATATCACTATTATGAAAATGAAATTGGATTTGAAACTGCACCATTATTTAGATTATATTTAAATCAAAAATTAAATGAAATAATGCCTTATTATAATGAATTATATAAAGCACAGAAAAAATTAATTGATGAAAATTTACTACTAAATAATGTTAATTTAACAGAAAATTTACAAGGAACTAACACAAATAATACATCTACACAATCAACTAGTACTTCACAATCAACAAATAGTGGTACATCAAATAATAAAAATTTATTTCAAGATACACCACAAGGTCAAATTAGTAATACAGAAATTGAAAATCAAACTTGGGCTACAAATTTAACACTTGATAGAAATACCACAAATAATACTATAAATGATACATCATCAAATAATGGTAGTGCAAATGTTAGTGGTACAAATGCATATATTAAAACAATTATTGGTAATAATGGTGGTAAATTTAATATTGACTTATTAAATGATATTAAAGATAAGTTAATGAATATTGATTTAATGATTATAAATGACTTAAATGAGTTATTTATGCAAATATTTTAAAGGAGAGTGAAAAATATGAGTATTCAAAATAATACATTACCTGATAATCCACAAATTGAAGTAATTAAAAGTGGTAAAACAGGATTATTTACAAATTATATTTTTAAAGCAATTCCACTTGCTTTTGATGAAAGTTTATCATACTATGAAACACTACTTGGTTTATTACATTATTTAAAAAATGTTATTATACCAACTGTTAATAATAATGCAGATGCAGTTAGTGAACTACAAAATCTATATGAACAATTAAGAAGTTACGTTGATAATTATTTTGAGAGTGAAGCAATGCAACAAAAAATTAATAATAAACTAGATGAAATGGTTGAAGATGGAACATTTACAATAATAATGCAAAGTTATATGTATAATTATATTAATGTTAAAAATATGGGTGCTAAAGGTGATGGTGTAACTGATGATACACAAGTTATTAAAGATGCAATTGCATTAAACAAACCACTTTATTTTCCAGAAGGAACATATATTATTAGTGAAACAATAACACTTGAAAATGATGTTAATTGGCTTGGTCAAGGAAATAAAACAATATTTAATTCAAGACCGTTAAGTGATTTACACCCAAATTGGGTAACACCACTTTTTGATTTTAGTAATTTAAATAATGTTAGATTAAAAGGATTTTCAAGTAATAATTCAACATTTAAAATTTTCCCAACTCCAACATCAACACAAACTATCAAACAATTAATGAAAAATAAAACAATTAATATTGAAGATGTTACAAATAATATAGAAAATAATAATATGGGTGGAAAAACAAATTGGCAAGGTTTATTTATAAATACACCTGCACCTGATAATTATACACGTGATTTCCATAATGGAAAATACCCACGTTATGCAATTGATATAAATAATAATTCAGGTTATAATGCTATTAATATTGATAATGTTATTAAAAATGAAAATGATGAATTTGAAATTATACCTGATAATAGTGCAATTGGTATTGTTGATGGTGTTCTTGGTTCTGCACCTGCATTTTTCATTGATATGCACGCACAAAGAAATGCAATTAATATTAAAAATAGGGCAGGTGGTAATTTCCCATCATCAACATCAAACCCTGATAGTGTATTTCAAGTTGGTTATCAAGGACATCTTGCAATCGGGTGTTCAGTATATAATGAAGATGGTGCATTAGGTACAGGAACACTTAAATTAAAAGATACTGACCCTTCAATTAGGTTTTATGAAAATGATGATAATGCAATTGGTGTTATACGTCAACAAAATGGTAAAATGCAAATACTTGCAAATGGAACAGTTAGTTTTGAAATTGATAAAGAACATTTATTTAATACACCATATGGATTTAAAGGTAAACTAATTGGTCACGATGCAGGAATTAATGGTGCAATTGGTTTAAAATCAACATATTCAGATTTAACATATCATATATTTATAAATGATAATGGATTTTTAACAATACAGGCTTACTCACAATCACAATCACCATCAACTAATGTTGGTTATAAAGTGTTAACAAATAGAAATGGAACAACACAACAAAGACCAACATCACTACTAACAAATGATTGGCAATCAATAGGTTATCAATATTTTGATAC